TTTCGGATGTTTCATCAAAATCAGCTTTTGATTTCATGATGGATTTTTTAGATTGTATGTTTCTGATTGCTTTCTTTAAAGCTTCTTGGTCTTCAGCTAGTTTCTGTAGTTCATCTTCAGTGTACTCAACGTCATTTGTTCTTGATGATGTACCGCCAGCAGACTTTGGTTTACCAATTACTATTCTGAGTAAGTTTTCAGCAACAGCACCTACAAGCATTGTTCTGTAGTTGTCAACTGTCATTACCTTACTTTTTGAGCGGCTTCTCTTTGATTGTTGGCTTCTTATCATTTTCTCAAGGTCTTCTTCACTTTCAGTCTTTAAAAATTCAATGTCAACACTCTGTAAATCAAAGCATTCGTTTATCAAATCATCCATTGCATCGTGCGATTGCTGACTCTTAACGATTTTGTCTTGATACTCTTCAACGTTTGAATTTACTTTGTTCAAAACCTCCATTGCGATACTTTCAGCTAAAGTAGTAAGCTGAGCAGTCTTTCCTAATTGAGTTACTCCAGTTGTTGCTTGGTTTGTAGCACCGAACAGTGCTGTTAAATTGTTTGTTACGTTTGTCATAATGACACCAATCCTTTCAATTTGTAATTTACTTAAGATTTGAATAATCTTATAATTATATTATATCCTATTTTCGCGCGGATTAAAACAAGTTTTGCAAAGTTCTAGCCGATACTACGAGGAAATTTTTCTCTACAGAAGTGACTGTAGGTCCAATCGAGGCTGCACTGCAGCTCATTATCCAAATCGAACGCCCTCTCCTGCCGGGGATTATCGGCTAAGCTTTTTTAACACTTTGGTCCGCAAGACCTGAATGATGTCGTGCTGAGTAGTGTGGTTCAGTATGGTTTGATTAGAGCTGCATTGCGGCGGCGTACCGCCGCAAGATTATTGCATTTCGTCTTTCGCAAAGCTGATGATATTTTTCAGCATGCATCCAACTATATGCACTACGTCAGTATGCCATAGACCTAATGGATACTCTTTGCCTTCGACAACTATTTTAATTTCGTCAGGCTCTTTTCTACTGTAGTTATTATACAGTTCGTTCAGTGCATTGTCGATTTCTTCGACTTGGTAAATCAACTGCTGCAGCATTGGTTCATGAGCAGCTTTCATTTGGTCGAGCGTATGCTCCAGTTTAATCTTTTCACGGTTATCCATAGCTGATAACCTCCTTCAATAATATTTGGACTGTTTATCCATAATTAAATTATATCATAAAATTCCGCTGCTGTAAATGGGAAATTTAACAGCCGTTTAAGAGGCCGCTGAGTCACTCATGTAGAAAGTACAGCTCAGCTTGGCTCAATCGCGGCGGCATATAGTTTGCAGCCTCGACTCAACAGATTGAAGCTGCGGCGAGGGTAAGAAAAAACGAGGAGTTAACCCTCCTCGTATTCCTCCAGTAGAAACTTTCGCATTCTTTGATAACTGTCTGCATTTAACGGAACTACTAGTGATTTTCCATCAATCGTTATTGTCATATCATGCACTTTCTCATCATAACCAGTGGTATCGAGGTTTTCTATCAGATGTTCAGACACTTCTCGTAGATGAACTACATAGTCAGCAATTTTTTCCCGATAAGTATTGCCCGCTAATTTTTTCAGTTTCATTTCTTCAAACTCTTCTTGCCATTTGCCATCTCCGATTTCTGAATAAACATTGTATTTATGACAGTAACGTTTCAGTTCATTCATCACTTGGTCAGCCAGTAATTCACCATACATATCTTTCAGATTCGAATATTTATCGAAGACATACAGTGGGTCTGGTGTTTCGTCACATTCGCCATATTTAACATCGTAAGCATTTATTCCTTCTTCATCCATCATGAATTGAACTACGTTACCACAGTTTACTACATCAATAGTAGATAACATGCATCCGCCACCAGTGTTTTCAAATGCATAATTGACAGCTCGCGGCACTGTGTCTAACTCTTCATTTTCATTTCTATAATTGATTTCGTCAATTACATTATCACTCCAATTGTGAATCTTAGTAAGTAAGTCACGGAAGCAATCGTTGAATGGATATTCTTTTGAGAGTATCTCATTGCATTCTGGTTCATTTAGTTCCCAAACAGTCTGTAGTTCCACTGTAGCATTCACAAACTTTCTCATTGCCTCAAGTATTTGTTGATTTTTCATAATTCATCAGTCTCCTTCGATAATTTAATTATTAATAGCTAATTTGCTATCTATATCTATTATATCATATTTCTTTGAAGTTGTACACTAGCAATTCAGATTTCCATTGGACAGCAGCGAGGGGTCTCGGGTACTGTTTAGTACGGTTTGATTGTGGCTGCACTCTTGTTGACGCGGCACTGGATGGCCAGGTCTTCATACAGTACGTACCTGGTATTGCTATCTGTAGATAATTTACTGATTTACAATTATTAGGAAATATGGTATAATATGTAAAGTGAGGAGGTGATGCACAGTGTTATTAAAAGACTTGCAAGAGCTATGCAAATACGCGTTGGATGATTCGCAACAATTTAGAGATTTGAGGTCTGAATTAAATATACTAGCGAAAAATTCTGGAAGTACAACTGCGATAAGAATTATAACTGAAGCTACATATCAACATCTTGTAGATAAGGCAACTCGCTTTGAATATGTATTGCTAACGTGTACTCTTGACAGAATATCTAATACAAAATTTTCTGACGACGACAAGAGGAATCTACAGGCAATTATACAGTACATACAAAATTCATCCAAACCAGATGTTATGCGATACTTTGCGAATTACTGAGCTTGGCTTTTAAACAACGCTGCATTGGCTAACTGAGACTTTGTTGCAGTAATAACGCATAGACTGACTGAGGCTGCACTGCGGCGCTATGCACCATTGGCTGACTGAGGCTGCGTCGCAGTAAAAAGAAAACGGGACTACACATTAAGTGCGTCCCGTATAGCTTTGACAAATATGCCAATTACTGCAATTACTAAACCGAATACTTCGCCCAGTATTCTTAACAGTTTTTTCATAAGTTCTCCTCAGTACTGTAGATGTCTCACGCAGTTCTTTGTAAGCAATCATACAATCATAAGCATCACTCCTTTCAAGGAAGAGGGAATCAGCCCTCTTCCTTATTTATACTTGAGGCCTAAGCCCCAAGTAGTTTCCTAAGTTCGTCAAGAACTTTATTTTTGTCTAACTTATCTAATTGTTCTAAATTGCTAATAATATCATTCAACTCAGATTTTTTGACAACTGTATCTTCAATTGGTTTGACAGTCTTCTTATGTTCTAAAAGCCATAATTCAATTTGACAAGCTTTTTGATATTCTACATTTTGAGCTATGTCCACTTCTAAGTATTGCGTATTACACTTTTTGGATTGAATCGACTTTATAGCCTTCATAGTTTCTTCGTAGTTAAGTAAAGCTATTTCTTCCCTAGTCATTGTAGTTACAGTTGTCTTTTTTGGTTCGAAATATTCGCGGACCTCTTTTAGGGCCTGTTCATACTTCACCACTTTCGTCATTTCATCCTCATAGTCCTTCCTTGCTTTTTGCTTTTTCAGGCGACATTTAATAGACTGAATTCTTTTCAGCTCCGCCTTTACATCCTCTACCCCCGTGAACTTTTTCGCCAATCCTGTTATGTCTGTTAGAACCTTTTCATTGTTTGTTTGCATAATTACACTTCTCCTTTAATTTATTTTTATTTTTATTATGTCCAATTTCTATTATTATTATACAATGAAATTTAGAATTTGTAAATAGTTTTTTTAAAAATTTTTAAATATTTTTTGAAATTCATTTATTCATTAATTATATTATATCATATTATTAATAAAAAGTAAATAGTCAATTTAAAAATAATTTAAAAAATATTTAATTTTCAAAGTTCGTTTGTTTCATTCATTAATTATATTATATAATAAAATTAATAAAAAGTAAATAGCTTTTTTAAAAATTTTTTAAATATTCAAAAAGCTGAATATTACGTTTTTACGATATCAATTGATTATCATTATCATTGATAGGAATTATCGATTGCCGTTTTTTAGCAGGTTTACATAATATCTTTTACCAAAAATTGCTAAAAGATTGTTAAAAATTTAACAAGCCCCTAGGTAAACGGCGCTTGCACCATTAAGTAATAACTCCAAAGATTACGAAGCGGCGCCGGGTCTCAGCTCCGGTATCTCCATGCACATCTACAGTAGATACTCCCAAAAATTACGCGCCGCAGACTCAATAAACAAACCAGGCTCATACACAAAATAGTGTATTATAATAGGGCCTAAAATATACAGAAAAATAGGACAAAATAATCAAAAATAAAGGCTTAAAAACGTCATAGAAAGGTCCCTGCGAGTCTGTAGATAATTATGCGTGTACGTTATGCCTATTAAGGTATTTATATTACTAAGCCTATCACGAACATGTATAAACATATTTTACGAGTCCGTGATTTTACGTGAAAACCTCTTTTTATCCAAATTGTACTGTAGGACTGGCTTTGCGCGTATAATATTAAGTAGGAGGTGATTTAATGAGCGAAGAGTTAGTGGTCGTGGCACATTGTAAGAAGTGTGGCCAGGATAAAATAATGGACTCTGTAGATAAACACCTTTGCGTAGATTGTGTGAGAGCTGAAAATAACAGGGTAGCGTTCTACAGGCAACAGAACTTCGGTTGGATGGATATAGCTAAGGAAGCAGATATCAGTCTGTGGGAGAGGCAGCCAGGCGAAACAGATTGGGAATGGATTGTATGGCAGCGGTATCGCGACACATATCCGATGCAGCGGCCCAGCTATAGAACGGTGGCAGAGGACTTAAACACAACTGTAGGTGCCGTGAAGAAGATTGGTGCACGCTGGTCGTTTCCTGCGAGGCTTCAGGCTTGGATGCGGCAGGTTGATGCTATGACGCAGCGGCAACGCGAGACTGAGATTCTGGAGATGAACAAGAAGCACATCACTCTAGCTGAGAAGATAAACGTGAAGCTTGAGAAGGCGATTGACAACATCGACCCAACGCTGATGAGTGCGAAGGAGATTGCGGGGCTGCTGAAGATAAGCAGCGAGCTTGAACGCAAGGCTAGGTTGGACCAGCCAGTGCTTGGTGCGGTCAGAGCTGACGATGACAACCCGGATTTGAAGAAAGCGAACACGAATACCGAGGACCTGGCACAGGTTGTAGATATACTAACGAAGGCCGGGGTGTTGACTGGGAACATCGGTGTAAGGACAACTACTACGACAACTACAGAGGTGGTAGTGAAGGAGGATGACGATGGATAAGGATTTTGCAAGGAGGATTTTTGAACAGGTTAAAGATAACCGCAGGAAGTTAGAGAGTTGTAAGTATCATGAGTTCTCTACTGTAGTACGTCCTAACAGACTCAGATGCAAGCATTGCGGTGGCGAGGTTGATTTGAGTTATAAGCTTGCATATGAAGAGGGACTGAAGCATCTACGAGAAAAGATGGTTATGGAGAAGGCGAGATTGAAGAGGGGATATGAAACTAAGAAAGTTGAGTGTTGCTCTCAAGTGTGTTCAGAAGACTGTCCTAACTACAGTAAGTGTCCGGAAGTGCTGGTAGTTATACTTGAAAGTGGTGAGTCGTATGGAGCAGAAGTGTAATACGTGTGGAGATGTAAAACCTTTGGATGAGTTTCCAAGGAATGGTAAGGACAAGGATGGTAATGAGAGGCGACGCCCGGATTGCAACGTCTGTTATTGAACAATACGTTCCATAGAACTGGTGAGTTGAAGACTTTAACGTTTGATGATTGGAGAGAATGTTTGATATTTTTTAAAGGAGCATGTTGTTACTGCGGTCGTAAGCAATCAAGGAGCCTGAAGCTTACTAAGGACCATCTTGTAGCTGTCAAGAACAGCAAGGTAGAAGGTAGGACCGTAAAGAAGAATATAGTGCCAGCATGTTGTAGATGTAATAGCTCCAAGTCAAATACCTCTGTTGAAGAATGGTACCCTAGACAACGTTTTTATAGTGCATATAGAATGGAGAGGATAAGAGTATGGTCGACTTAAGTAATGTAGATTTACTAGCATTACAGAAAGCATTGACACCTCGGTTGACTAAATATATACCGTATGACCCGACTCCTAAACAAGCAGCTTTCCTATTAATGAATGATGTTAGAGAAGTACTATACGGAGGAGCAGCTGGAGGCGGTAAGTCAGTTGCTCAGTTAATGGCAGCATTACAGTTTGTAGATATACCTGGGTACTCAGCTATCTTATTCCGTAAAACTTATGCAGACTTATCATTGCCAGGAGCATTGATTTCTATAGCAAAAGAATGGTTAATGCCGTTTGTAGAAAATGGAGAAGTAAGATGGTCTGAAAAAGAAAAGAAGTTTACATTCCCATCAGGTGCTACATTGGCGTTTGGATATCTTGAGTCTGAGAACGATTGTTATAGATATCAAGGTTCAGAATTCCAGTATATAGGATTCGATGAATGTACTCATATATCCCCAAGCAACTACAGATACTTGTTCTCTCGTCTTAGAAAGTCTAAAGCATTGAAAGTACCTTTGAGATTTAGAGCTACTGCTAACCCTGGAGGTGAGTTTGGTGAATACTATTACCAACGATTTTTTATCGATGGCCCAGATAAGGGACGCATTTTTATTGGTGCTGGTATTGATGATAACCCATATCTTGACGCGGAACAATACAAACAGGCACTAGATGAGCTAGACCCTGTAACAAGGGAACAACTATTGAATGGTAACTGGGAAATTAAGCAGTCAGGTGACATGCTAAGTAGGACTTGGTTTGTAACTGTGCCATCTGAAGATGTACCGTTAGCAGCCAGGAGAGTAAGATTTTGGGATATGGCGTCTACCGACCCATCCAAAAGAAAGACAAAAAGTAAGAAAGAGCCTGACTACACTGTAGGTTTCAGACTTGCTAACTACCAAGGATTGTATTGGATAGAAGATATTATAAGAGTACAGAAGACTCCTAAGGACGTTGAGGAGATTATCAAGACAACAGCTGCGGCGGATGGTTATGACTGTGCTATACGTATGGAGCAAGAACCAGGTTCATCAGGAGATATTACTATAGACCACTACACAAGGAATGTGTTACCAGGATACAACTTTGCAGGAGTACGTTCTACAGGTTCCAAAGTACAACGTGCAGAAACAGCCAGCGCAGCGGCCCAGGCTGGAAAAGTGTTTGTAGTTAATAGATGTAGAAATATATTAGCATTCTTCGATGAAGCAGATGTGTTTCCATACGGTATTAAAGATGATACGATAGATGGTTTTTCAGGTGCTTTTACTTATTTTAGAAATAAATTCATATTCTCTGGACCTACATCAAGTAGTAAAACTGGTGGGTCATATTGGAATAGACCAAGATTATAGGAGGTGCATATTGTGGCTGATAACGTAAAAAGAGTCAATTTTAAACAATTAGGTAATTCAGGTTTAACGCGGCATGGTGGTTATGTATACGAAGAGTTCATGCCTAAGCTGCGTTGGCCATATGCTGGGGATGTTTATAAGGAAATGTCTTCTAATGACCCAGTAGTAGGTTCTATACTTTACATGGCTGAGATGCTAATTAGAAATGCAGGATGGTCTGTTAAATCTGCTAGTGACAAACCTGTAGATAAGGAAGCTGCTAAATTTCTAGAAAGTTGCATGAATGACATGGAAACCTCATGGGCAGATACAATCTGTGAAGTACTATCTATGCTTACTTATGGATTTAGTTTTCATGAAATAATCTATAAGGTACGTAGAGGACCCCTTGAAAACAATGGCAAGTATAGAAGTAGACATAATGATGGTAAGATAGGGTGGAGAAATATAGCAGGTAGAGCTCAATCTACTCTATATGAATGGGAGTTTGATGGAGAGGGAAATATAACAGCCTTCATTCAAATGTCACCACCAGACTATAAAGTAGTTAGCATACCTCTAGAAAAAG